CACTCATTTAACTGGTTAATGGCGACCAAGTAGTCAAATGGTAAGTCCAGCTTCTTAACGAAAACTGGGCGTACTGGTTGGCCTAAAAACCAATCAGCTCCACAAGACTCTCGGAACGGTCCTTCGGAGAAGGACTTTGCGGGGTTCGGGGTGAAACCTAAAAGGTTAAGGAGACGTATGACTGTGGGATAGCAATAGCTATCACAAATCAGATCGTCTCCAAAACACGACCAGGTACCACTAGAACCACCCGTCCCATTATGGAATTTTGAGACGGCACGCAAAAGCGCTGAAAAGATAATAGTCTGCAATGGGAATGTAAAACCATTACCCATAGTAGATATCATCTGCAAAGGAACGTATCCGATACCTTCTACGTCTGTATAAGGAGACCTTAATTCACAAAGTAGTTCAAAGAACCACTTAGGAAAAAGGGCCTTAACAAGATTGTAGGAGATTGAATCGGATGCTGAGGAAAGATCGATAGTACATAAAGTACCATCGAGACTACCTCTCCTTGCTAGTGCCTGATTTACAAACGGCTGGGAATCTAGCCTCACATTAAAGTGAGATGCTAGCCTATCCGTAAGTATATCACCGAGACCAAGCTGATAAAACATATTCAGCGAAGGTTCGATGCATATCATGCGACTAGTAGCGCTCGTTTTTGGGACAAAGCGAATCCGACTGCCGGCCACTACACGAACCTCTCCACACATTTGACGGCGGACAGCTTCCGCCTCATCAAAAGTGGGGATCCATTCAGTGTAGCGTCTATACTCCTCGTATAGATACCTAGATGTAGTGGAAAGTCGAGATGCCATGTACTTCGTATAATACGAAGTAGCTATAGCACCAACGGCAACCCCAGGACCGGGTCTACTTCGACGTAAAATATCGAAGTAGGACCCGACGAGAGGACGACCACCAGGGTGACAAAAGTCATCAATCTCCTTAACAATCATGTTAAAGAGAATTGAGTCAAGAAGACCCAATTCTGGTAGTTTCCACGCTCCACACTTGTTGTTAGCAAGTATGAAACTCTTAAAAGCAGCAAGATCTTGCTCGGAGGATTCTTTTGGAATCCACTTGCGTACAATGTTGTACGCAAGTGAGCTAGATGCAAACTGTTTGTAAGAGAGGCCAATATAGTCAAGGGGAT